TTAATACCTCACTTGCAAATGATCTTACAGTATTCAATTTTCACCCTAAAATACGAGATGCAAAACAGTTTTTATACCCTAAGTCTAGTGCAGAAGAGTTAGCAAAACAACTAAGTTGGATAAATAACATTGTAACATATGCCCCTACTTGTGTCTTTATTTGGAACACAGAAAACTATGTTGATTTAAAATATATCAATCCTTCTCCTCTTAAAAAATTATACTCTGTAGCTGCAAGTTTTAAGCCTAACATGATTTTAAACACATATGGGTTCTATCCTGATACAGAGGTAGTTTTTTATGATTATAGCAAACCTTCATTAGCCTTTAAAAAGCTTTTGTTAGAGCAATGGAATGGAGAAGACTACGTATCTTTTGTAAACTGGGCTATCAAAAAATATCAATTCAATGAGACTGGGGGAAATGAAACTCAACACCTAACTAAAGAGCAGCTTTGGCAACGAGAAGTTGATTGGTGGGGTTCTGAAGAAGCAATCAAAGATCATTGGCAAGAGTATAAGAAGCTCAAACATTCTTATGTTCATGTTGATATCTGTGAAAACCCAGAAAAAATTACTTCTAAAATAACTAGTGAACCTGATAGTCTAATATGGTGGAGTAATGCTTTCCATACCGTCAATGCTCAGTATGTAAGAGGTCTGTCAGGAGTAAAAGGGTGTTACGAAAACTGGATAGATCAAATTAAAAAACAGAATCCAGACATCTGGATTCTAGGAAAAGACTACTTAGATAGGCCCGCTGAGGGAAATAGGATTAAAGATTATGTTTTGGATAGCTAAGACTGAAATAGAATTTAATAACTATTGGCTTGATCATTTTATTTACAAAGATCACTCAGATTATGATTTAGCAGGTCACTGTCAAGCAATAGCATTAAAAAGTGAGTCCGGCAGTGTTTATGATTTTTACAGATCTAATCCTATTGAAGACCCTAAAGACTTTAAGTGGACTAAGGCCTATACAAGTTTTGATAATATTGCAGGTTTACTTTCCCAATTTGAAATAGAATCAACCAGAGTTAGAATACACAAACAATTACCAAATACTGAAATACCTTTGCATACGGATGATAATAATACTGCGGCGAAAACAAAAGAAGATTATCGTCTTAGAATGATTACTGCGTTAAACGAGAGTCCTGATTTTATCTATCGATTTGAAGTAAATGGGGAGTTACATGAATTTTCTTTAGAACAAGGACAGACTGTCATATTTGATCCTGATAAAGTAAAGCATGGCATGGTTAATAAGTCAAACGAAGAATCAAGATTCGCTTTAGTGCAAATTTTTAAAGCATATCCTCTTTCTCAGTGGCTTAAGGACTTTATATCTGAAGATAATGTTATAGAGGCGAATGATTTTAGGTAATGAACATAGATTTTGGCACTGCTTTTCATAAAAACAATGGAAACGCGGTAAAAGTTACAGTAAATGAGTTTAGAGACAACTTATACTTACATATACGTGAATACACGATGGATGGAGACACTGGACAGTGGTTTCCAACAAAAACAGGGTTTTCCATACCCGCTGACGAGGTTAGTTCACTAATTCCTCTCTTACAAGATGCAGCCGAAGCTGTTGCACAAAGATATGTATGGAACACTCAATTAGAATTAGATTTGGAGAATGATTATGAGTATTAAAGCCTGGAGCGATGAACAAGAGGCTGAATTAATTAAGCTGTATACAGAAGAAGGAATTAAAGATGTATATGAACTAGCTACTATCTTTGAAAAAGGTTACAGAAGTGTAATTAGTAAATTAGTGCAGCTTAAAATTTACGAAAAACCTCAAGTAGAGGAAGAGAATAAATCTTTAACTGTTAAAGTTATGTTAAGAGAGTTAGAAGATATTCTTGGGATTGAAGTACTAGGAACTAACCTAAATAAGAAAGAAAATCTGCATAAACTCTTAGAAGCAATTAAGAAAAAATTGGAGAAGTAATTTGGAACCACTAAGCGCTTATGAAGAAGAAAAATGGGAAGAGCATAAAAGATTTTTAGACATGCAAAAAAATAGAGTAAAAATCTTCGAGTCTCCTGATGGAGGAGAAACAGTTTTTGAACGTTACTTTGGAGAAGAACCTTCTAAGCGTAGGCAAATTAAGCCGGAACCTAAAAAAGAAGCTTTTGTCCAATACGGAAAAGATGAGCACGAGGTGTTTATCACTAAAGATGCTTTTGATCAAATCATCGTAACTCAAAACGAAGAACCTATGGAAGTAATAACTGCAAACCTCGTTGATTTTGACGATGATGATGATTCATTCGAGTTTGAATTTGAAAATGACGATGAAAATGAGTTTGTCCACGACGAGCCTAGTGAAGAGGAAGAAGAAAAGTGGTGGGTAGAAAAAGGAATGGTAGATCATCCTCCGCACTATAACAAAGGCATTGAAACTAGTGAATATATTCGTTCTTGGGAAATGAATTGGGATCAAGCTAACGTAATCAAATATGTTACTCGCTATAACTTAAAGCATTCTCAACCAGACCTTCAATGCCAAGACTTACGTAAAGCACGACACTACTTAGATCGATTAATCGAATCCTATGAAGAAAAGAAAGATTAAACTTTCATAATAGTTAAAAATCTCTTATTATCTATTTATGAATTATCAAGAACTCAAAAAACTTATTCAGCAACACAACATTGCTTACTACGATAACTCTGCTCCTACTATTAGTGACGCAGAGTATGATCAGTTATATGATAACCTAGAAGCAATAGAAAAAGCCCAAGGTTGGCGAGATCACGATTCTCCGACTAAGCTTGTAGGTGGCACAGCTGGAAAAGTAACTCACCCCTATAAATTATACTCTCTACGCAAAGTTTATGATAGTGAAGAAGTCGATTCTTGGATGGACGTTAAACTTCCAAAAATTGATGGCACTAACCTTACGCTAATTTATCGTAGAGGAAAATTAAACCTTGCTCTAACTCGTGGTAACGGTGAAAGAGGTGAGGATGTTACGCATCTTGCTGAGTGGATCAAAAACGTTCCACATAGAATAAATACTGAATTTGACGAAGTAGTTATCAACGGTGAGTGTGTTACAGATAATGAAGTTGAAAACTTTAGAAACTATGTCTCAGGTGCATTAGGCTTAAAATCTGCATATGAATTTAAGGATAGAAATATTAATTTCATAGCTCATGACTGGCTTGGTGTAGACATTAATTATGAACCAAGAATGAAAATCTTAAAAGGACTGGGATTCTTTACAGTTCTTGATGACCGCGCTTGGGAATACCCAAAGGACGGAGTAGTATATCGCTGCAATTCATACGCAAAGTCACAACAACTAGGCTACACTTCAAAATATCCTAAGTTTGCTGTGGCTCTTAAAGAACGTATGGTAGAAGTAGCTGTTACCACACTGCAAGACGTCCTTTGGGTAGTTGGTCGCACAGGAACAGTGAATCCCACAGGCGTCGTTGATCCGGTAACAATTGACGACGCCACCATCTCTCGTGTTACTTTACATAATATAGGAATTATCGAAGAACATAATCTTGGCCTTGGTGATCAAATTCAAATTGAACGTGCTGGTGGTGTTATACCAAAATTTATCGGCGTTGTCCAACACTCAGAACACGGAATCAAGATTACAGCGCAACAAGCTGAACAGACTATTGGTAGCAAAACAAAAAGAGACGGTCCTAGACTGCTTGTAGCTGATAAAAATAATATTAATACATCAAAAGTTTTAGAACATTTTATTAAGACTATTGATATAAAAGGATTAGGCCCTGCTTCTGTAAAGAGAATGGGACTAACACACCCAGTAGATATTTTTGAATACCAAAACTGGGGTAAACTTGGCGCTAATGGTGCTAAGGTCGAGGCCGAGATTGAACGGACTAAAACTAAACCATACGACTTAGTTCTAGCATCCCTCGGCATTCCTGGAGTTGGAAGAAGAGCTTCGAAATTAATTGTAAGCCATATTCCAGCTTTTAGGAATCTTAGAGATATAGAGACAACCAATATTAAAGGTGTTGGTCCGTCAACTGTTGATTCAGTATTATCTTGGCTCGACGAAAATGAAGACTGGGTATACACACTACCTCTTCAACTAGAGCAGAATGCCACAGTTGAGGTTGTATTGGGAACTCAGCGTAAAGTATGTATTACAGGAAAGCTAGATATGACTCGAAGTCAACTAGCTGATATTTTAGAGACTAAAGGCTTTAAGGTAACAAACACTGTGACAAAAGACTGTTATGCTCTTATTACGGCGGGAGATAACTCATCCTCAAAGTATAAGCGTGCGACAACTCTTGGTATAACCATCATTGACT